GCGATGCTGACCCGCTTGGCCTTGGAATTTAATTATGCCCAATCCATCCACACCCCTCACCTCTGACCAGTTTGCGCAGAGCATTAAGGCCAAGTACCCCCAGTATGCAAACGTGGACAACAACACGCTCACGCAGAAGATGCTGGCGAAGTATCCGCAGTACGCTACGCGCGTGCAGGTGACTCCTGCCCCAGTTGACAATTCGCCCATGGGCAAATTCAACCGCGGGGAAGCCCAGGCTAATCCCATCACCGACATCGTGGATGCTGCAAAATCCGGCATCAACCAATCAGCCGATGCAATCAAGGAAAGCCAAGCTGGCAGGAACCCAATCGAGACCGGCGCGAAATTTGGCGCGGGCGTTGTTAACACGCTCTTTTCACCGCTTGCCCCATTGTTTAAACCGGTAGGCCAGGCAGTGAACGCCGTTGCAGATAAGATTTCCAACATTCCCGCCGTTCAGAAATTCGCTAACTCAAAGGCAGGTGCCGTCACGGAACGGGCCGCTGATCTCGTTCAGAATCTGGGCACGATTGCCGGCGCGGTCGCGGGTGGGAAGAAAGCCGGGCCAGCCGCTATAAAAACGGCCGACGCCGCCGCCGCAACGGCGAAAGCAGCCGTTGATACCACGAAGAGCGGAGCGGCTAACGTCAAGACCGCTGCCAAGTCCGTCCTCCAACGCTCGCCCGAAGCCCTCGTAACCAAACGCACCGCCGAGCTGACCAACCTCGAAAATAGCAGCGCCCCGGTCCGCAAGGCTGTCGCGACCGCTAAGGCTAAGGGCATTGATACCAAGGCGCTGCTTGCCCAGACAGACCTGCTGCATGGCGCGGTAGACGATACGGGGACGCTACGCACCCAGAACGCCATTCACGAGCTGAATGATTTCATAAAACCGCAAGAGAGCGTTATCAGCACCAACCTCGCGAAGGAAGGTGTCTCTATCCCCGTGGCCAAGGTCCGCAAGTCCCTTACGACGGCGATCGACAAGAGCGGCCTAGAAGGCGACGCTCTCGAGAGCGCGTACAACAAGCTGGAGGGAGAGCTGAAAGGTCTCTCACGTCGCGCGGACGACAAGGGCAACATACCGCTGTCGAAGGTTCACGACGCGAAGGTGAGCAAGTACGCAAATCTCGACTACGCCAACCCTGCCTCAAAGAAGGCCGATAAGGCTATAGCCCGCGCGTACAAGACGCTCGTTGAAGACCATACGTCCTCGGTTGACGCCAAGGCCCTTAATCAAGAGCTGGCGCAACATTATGCCGTGCTCAATTTGCTCGAAAAGCTTGACGGTAAAAAGGTGGAGGGCGGACGCCTCGGCAAGTATTTCGCGCGTACCATCGGCGCAGTCGTCGGCGGCCACTTTGGACCGCTCGGGAGCATCGTCGGCGCAGAGGTAGCCGGCAAAGCAAAGGGAGCGGCACTGTCCCGCACACTTCGAGGCAAGACTGGCGCGAAGATGGAGCAGTCCGACGCAATGAAGGCTGCTGTTACTAAAGGCAACGCACCTCAGTTATTGCTACCTCCCGCGAAGCCCGGCACCCCTCGCAGCAGCATTACGCTCCCAGCGGCAACCCCGCGACCTACAAATACAATTGAAAAGCCCGCGAGCATCGTTCGCAAGCACGTCTATAAAGACGGTAAATATTAAAACGGGTTGTTGTAGCGGTAGATGAACCACGCCGCGACGAGAAGCCCGACAATGATTGGCATGAACGCATCATACCACATGCGTGCAGGGAAAACTACCAAAGCAATTTAATCATTCCGGCAATACCAATAAAGCACACAAGCCATAGAACGACTTGACCGGACGTACCCTTGAATTTGAACCCAGCACCCTGAAATTCAATAGGGCCGGATGTCTGTCGGAGGAAAAATACAACTATAAAAGCTGTGATCGCCGCTGCTGGCAACCCCACAATAACGTGGGCCTTACTCAACAGGACTTCAACCAGCGTCTTGTCAAATCCCATTTCTCGCCAACCGAGAATAAAGAAGAGCCATAAGATCATGCTCGCTGTCACCGGCACGAACAGAAGTAATGAACACGCGTAAGCGATTATGAATGTACCGAAGTCACGTGGCTCTTTAGGCGTCGTATCCTTCGCCATTTCGAAATTTCTCCCGTCTGAGCTAGAGCCTAGCTATCCCCAGCACGTGCCCGCGGATTGTGACGCTTCATGATACACTTTTAGATATTATACAATCACCTTTATTTCATGTTGCAAATCAAAACGTTCGCATTGCCTGCAGAGGAAGCCGCCGCCAACGAGTTTTTAAAAACGCATAAGCCACTCGGGGACATTTCGTATAACGATGCCCAGCTGTTCATAGCATATGACGACGGCGCTTCCTCGCCGGAGCACCAGATCGCCGACCTGCAGGAGCTGATTAAAAGCGCCCAGGCCTCGCGCCTGCAGCAGGAGATCGCGCTGCACGTGATGCAGTACCAGATCGCCGACCTCAATCCGAAGCACAACAAGGGCCGCTACGAGGAAATCAACAACGGCATCATCCAGCAGAAGGCCGCCATCGACCTGCAAGATACGAAGATCGCCTTTGTACAGGGCAAGATCGACGCGCTGCGCACACAATAACTTCTATGGCCGACAAGACCCACCCACGCATGCGCCCGCGCCAAAAGAAGGCCATCGAACTTTTCAAGGCGCAGGTCCTAAAAGGCGACTTCAAATCGGTCGAAGATACGCTGCTTGCCGCCGGCTACTCACCCGCGAGCGCAAAACAGGTCTCCAATGTGATGGAAGGCATACGGCCGCACGTTGAGGACACCATCAAATGGATGGAGGACCACCGCCTCAAGGTGCAAGAGCACATGGCCAGCAAGGTCGATAGTGCCAGCTATGCGGAGCTGACACGCTCCTTGGACGTGCTCACGCATAACCTGCAGCTCCTAGGCGGCAAGCCCACGGCGAACCTCCAGCTCTCGACCGAGGACCGCGCGCGATTGGACAATTTAATCGAAGACTAGGTATGGCTCTGCTCAACAAGACACAGTTTGAGCAGGTACGGGATCGGTTCAATGCCGGCGAAAGCACCCGCTCGATCGCGGAGCGCCTGCCGGCCAACGGCCTTGAGGAAGTGCGCCGCGCTATAGCGGCACCCACGTATCTGAAATACGTCGGCAATCGACCGATCCTCGAAGCCGTACCCCGCCGACCGTCCACGCTCTACCCCGGCGACGTGAAAACCATCTGGAAACTCAAGGACACGATGACGCCGGCAGCGATAGCGCGGCTCTATGAGGTGCCGCGATACGACATCACGAACATCTTTGCCGGCAAATCGTGGAAGCACCTGCGCCCAAAATATGAAGCTAACAAAGGAGAAAATCGACCTACTGATTAACGGCACGAAGGACGAGCGCATGTACGCGACTGCCAAATCCTTCAAGCTCTTTGCCGTCTACTACTACGCAAAATACTTTCGCTACCAGCTGGCACCCTTCCACGACGACTTCTATCAGGACTTCGAAGACCTCGTGTACGGCCGCATCAAGGACGCCGCCTGGATCGGCTACCGCGAGAGCGCCAAGACCTCTATCGCCGCCAACATGGGCCTAGCATGGATTGCAGCCCGCAAGCGCGTCATAGACGCCCTGAAGGCCAAGGGCGAGAATGTGGACGGCTGGGGCGTGCGCAAGTACGTCAACGTGGACTGCTACGACAAGACGAACGCGGAAAACCTGCTGTTCGACCTCGTGACGGAACTGCAGACCAACGACGCGCTCATTGCCGACTTCGGCCACCTGTACAACACGCCGCGCACTAAGGAACAGGCAGACCTGAAGCGCATCGACAAGTTCAACACCACCAGCGGCGTACGCTTCGAAGCCCATACGGCCCTGACCCCTACCCGCGGCCGCAAGGTCGGCACCGAGCGACCGGACTTCCGGCTTGGCGACGACTTAGAGAACACCATCACCGCGGAATCACCGGCAATCACCGAGAAGATCATCCGCGTCCTCTCAGAGAGCAAGGCCGGCCTACCTGACTACGCATCGAGCCTCACGCTCGGCAACTACATCAGCGAGGTTGGCGTCGTGGCCTACGTCATGAAGCTTGTAGAAGGCGCGGGCGGCCGTGTGCGCTTTATCCCGGTCGTCGATCGCCAGGGCAACATCAGCTGGCCGGACAAATACGTAAAAACCGACGCCGAGGCCGCAGAGATAAACGCCGGCATCACTGACCCGTACCGGCGCAAGATATCGCTCGAGAGCAAGAAGCGCGAGCTAAACGCGGGCGGCCGGCGCGTCTACGAAGTGGAGATGATGCTGGACCCCGCAGCGGCTGGCTCACCATTTTTCACGCGAGCCAAGATTGACGCCCTGATAGCGAAGGCCAGCGACCCGCTGGAGGACAAGGCCGGCTTTCTGCTCTGGGACAGGTACAACCCCATGCACGCCTACGCCATCGGCGCCGACACCGGCAAAGGCAACGGCGGCGACCACTCGACCAGCTGCCTGATAGATTTCGAAACGACCCCGAAGCAGCAGGTTGGCAGCTACGCCAACAATTTAATACCGGCAGACCAATTTGCCCACGAGTTGAAGCGCGAGGGCGATATATTCGGCACCTGCCTGATCGCGCCAGAGAAGAACGCCGAGAGCGGCGGCAGCTGCCTGACCTCGCTCAAGATGATCTACCCGACCGAGGACATCTTCCGCCAAGTGCCCCTTGACCGCTTGAGCGACCAGCCGCTCGGATCTGGCGAATTGGGCTGGGAAACGAACAGCAGCAACAAATACACCATCCTCAACAACCTGCGCACCGCCGTCGAGGACGGCCAGTTGGTCATCAACGACATCCGCATCCTGAAGGAAATGCGCAGTTTTACCCACAGCGCCGCAGACGAGCTTGGTAGCTCCCGGCAAGGCCATTCGACCAACCATTTCGACCTTCTGATAGCCACGGCGATCGCGTGGGAAATGCGCAAGTACGCCAAGGTGAAAGCGCCAGTGAAGGCTTACGAACAAGCACCATATGAACCAACCGGACTCTAATGCGCCCGCGAAAGAATGGGACAACTGCCCAAAGTGCGGTTGGTATTACAAGCAATCCAAACTCGACAACTGCCCCATGTGTCGCCACGACTGGCGCAAGAAGGTCGGCTATGCACAGCCGCCGTATGAAAGTCCCGCGTTAGAATAAAGCCATGTCGATGCACATCTTGAGCATCCGGTGCGACGATTGCTTTGTAGTCTTTAGCGTCCGCAAGCCGAACGACAGCCTGCTCATCCCCGCCATCGTAGCTATCGTCAGATGCCCTATCTGCCGCCCCGAAGCCCTGAAGGATTGCTGCGCGGCATGCCGCCTGCCCTTCAGTCTCTTTCCGCGCTCAGAAGGCCGCGGCAACATCCGCAGCGACATGTGCTTCAGCTGCTACGTGAGCCTCAAGCGTTACAACGAGCGCATGCGGGCTACACTTCAGGAATGAGCGACCAAGCCCCTAGTGACGCCAACCTGCCCCAGGATGGCACGCCGCTTGCCGACCGGGTGCTCGAGCGATGCGTCCGAATCGTCGCCAACTGCAACCGCTTCAAACAGCCGCGCCTCGCTAAAATCGCCCTCTACCGCGACTTGTACGCCAGCAAGGTCAAGAAGAAGTACCGCCAGCCCTTTAACGTCGTCCTGCCCGTGTTCGCCGGCTCGATGGACACGCTTATGGCGTCGTTCAACGATGACCTCTCCGTGGACCTCACCGAGCAAGAGCCTGCCGATTACCTCCCGGTACGCAAGATAAACACCGTGGTGCAGATGGAGCTGACCTCGGAGGCACCGAACGCCAAGTTTGCGCTTAAAACGCGCCAGGACCGCAGCAACGCCCTCTTCAGCGGCCGTGGCTTCATGGCGAACTACGCCGTGGACACGCCTGAGTACCGCAACAACTTCGAAATATTCGAGCTGGAGGACGCGATATTTGAGCCGACCGGGGGCGGCCATTGGGCCAACCACCGCTATGCCGGCCGCCAGGACCTGATCCGCAGCGAGAGCGAGTTGAAGGAAGGCAGCTACGACCAAGCGCAGGTGAAGAGGCTGCTCGATAACGCGGCCAAGACGGACTTCGACGTTTCCTTCCAGGGCGACGAGGCTGCAACGGCGGCGCTTGCAAAGTTTAAGGCAATGGGCCTTGCGCCCGAGAGCAGCGACTACGTAGGCGAGACGCTGTTTAAGCTTGCCGAAATGCGCATCAACGTCGGCGGCAAAAAATATTACATCGTCTTTTCGCCCTACTACAAAGTCTGGCTGCGCTTCGGCCTCTTCAAGGACCTGTGCTCTGCCGAAATCGACCCGTGGGTAAGCTGGGCGACGCACGAGGACAACAAGAATTTTCTCTCGAAGAGCTACGCCGACGACATGTACTCGATCGCGGACGCGACCCACACGTTGTTTAACCAAGAACTGACGAACCGAGAGAAGCGCAACTTCAATGCGCGCGGCTATGACATCGACATGTTTCCCGACGTGGCGAAGCTCGACCAGGCGCAGACGCGCCCCGACGCATTGGTGCCGGTTAAGGTCGCACCCGGCAAACGCATCAGCGATGGCATCTTTACCTTCGAGACGGCCGAGCTGCAGGGCACCATCAACCTCATCAGTTGGATGCGGGAAACTGAGGGTCTTGCGATTGGCGTCAATGATAACGCTATGGGCGGCTCTCAGGGGGTCAACAAGCGCGCTACCGTCGCATTGACCGAGCAGCAGGCTATCGCCAAACGCATGCTCCTGCGCTCATCGAGCTACACCGAGGCCATGAGCGAGATAGTCAAACTAATCTACCAAGGCATGAAGGATCATATGCCGGCCAGCATGGCGCTCAAGCGCCTGGGGACCGAGGGCGAAGGCTGGGACGCCACCATACGCCGCGCCGACCTCAACCTGTACTCCGACATCGACATCAAGATCACCTCATCCAGCATCGAGATGAAGAACTCCCAGATGAAGAAGGAGGCGCGCGACAAGATACTCCAGGAAATCGCCATTGACCCCTTGCAGAGCCAGCAGGTTAACCCGCGCTGGATTGTCGAGGAAAAACTGCGCTCGATCGGCGAATACGACGACGCGACCATTGCGATTGCGATGGACGTAAAGAACTACGGCAACAAGGAAGAGGAAGCGCACGCCTACGAGGCCATACAGGACGTGCAGAACGGCAAGAAGCCGCAGACCTACTACGGCGCCACGACGCTGTTCATGCAGATCATCCACGACTTCGCCGTCAACAATCGCGGCACGCTTGGGGATGCCAAGTTCAACGCGCTGATGGACTTCGCCATGGCGCACCAGTCAATCGCCCAGGACAATATGCTGCGCAAGGCCAGCCAAGTGAAGCCGCTGGCCCCTGCCGACCCTAATGCTCCCGCTGACCCGAACGCCGCGCCTCAGCTCGCCCCCAATGTACCTAGCGCGTCCGCACAGATCGCCGCCGTACCCGCACAATAATGGCTGAGCAAAAAGACATATTTGAAAAGTTTGCCGAGCTACGCGCCCTTTACCCGGACGATATCGCCCGCATTGAGGCCGACGAGCGTTCAGCCCGCGCCCTCCTTAACAAGAAGGGCTACGCCATGCTCGACACCACCAAGGAGCTTTTAGCGTTGTGCCGTAAGGATATTTTGGGCGCACGGATAAAGCTGGCTACTACCCGCGACCTCAACGAGGAAGCGCGTCGGGAGCTGTGGGCCATCATCGACGCGCGGCTATGGTTCGTGCAGATGGTTACGCAGGACTACGACGCCGAGCTGGCCACGATGGAGGCACAGCTCGACGGCGAACTCCAGCTCTAGGCCACCTTCGTAACCGGATTGTCTTTTTGCCACTTGTTCACGCGCGCTTGCCACCGGGCGTTCAGCCTAGTTAGCTCAAGGTACGAGGCGGCGCCCTGCGGCCGCTGCCTGAGACGTTTTATCAACAGATCGCACTCTTTGCAGTGCCGGATAAGGGTGTCCGCCCAGAAGTGGTAGCAAACATCTTCGTCGATCACTTTTTTTCTGATGCCTACTGCCAAAAGCTCGTGGATATTTAGGTACGACCTAATATGAGCGTAGTCTTCACTGGCCTCAAACTTCGCCATTATCGTTGAATTATCGGTGTGCTTCGCAAGAACCAAAGCCGCCGCTTCATATCGTGCATGCGCGGTAAGCATCGGTTGGTCCATCTCCGTTTTGATGAAGAAATCTACCGCAGCTCTATTCTGAGCTATGCGGCGTTGGACCTGGATAGCTCGCATCGCAACGAAGCTAGCGATTAGGGCAACACACGCTGTCGCTATCGGCGCATGCGCCGCCAACCAGTCCCAAACTGTCACCTCTGCAGCCACGGCATCCCCCAAAAGCGTTACATTTCCAGGTTGTATCTCATACTACAGATGACCCTGCAAATTTATTAGTTATTACCAATGTTTATGGCAGCAAAAACCAAGGCAGAGAAAGCAGCAGAAACCGCAGCCGCCGAGGAGGCACGTCGCGCCGCTCTTACCCAAGAGGAGCGCGATGCTGAAGATGCAGCCACTGCAAAAGCCGCTGCAGAGGCAGCAGCGAAGGCGGCAGCATCTAGGCCTGCAAAAGTCGCGGTCACAGTTAAATTCCGCGACCACAAAGGCGAGCCGACCGAGCGCACCTTTTCGAAGGCCGTGCACGGCGATGACTTTGCGGACCTCGCAGAGGAATTTAAGACGACTAACGCCTCGAAGCTCATCACCGAATAGCGTCACTTTAGGAGGTACCGCCTTTGCGGGGCCTCCAATAAGTGCCACTAGCACTTCCCGCCCACAGCGGCATTACTGTGGAAAGTTTCATGGAGTGCTTAAAACCATGCCGCCGAGCCGGGCGCATTTAAACGGCAACACATGGAAGAAGAAAAACACTTTCCGCCGGGCAGCGCGCCCGCACCGGAGCCGAAGGTTGAAGAACCCAAGGTAGACGAACCGGCAGCAGAGGCCGAACCAGCGAAAGTAGAAGAACCCGCAGACGACAAGGCACCCGAGGCTGAAAAGCCAAAGGAAGAAACCGAGCCGGCTGCGGACCCCAAAATTAAAAAACCACGGTCTGTTTACGACGACCTAAAGGACACGCGCAAAGAGAAGAAGGATGCCGAAATCCGCGCCACAGTAGCAGAGACCAAGGCAGCCGAACTCCAAGCGCTCCTGGACGCGAAGGACGAAGCAAAAACCCCAGAGGAAAAGAAGGAAGCCGCCGACGATATCGAAGCTTTTGCTTCCCAGCACAATCTTGATGCTGACCAAATCCGTGGCCTCACCGACCTTATCCTCAAAAAGGTGCCCAAGGCGGACATGCCCGAGGGCCTGAAGCCTGACGAAGTTGCCGCATGGCGCGCAGACCGCGCCGCCGCAGCTAGGCAGGCCGAAGATGCGCAGATCCTTGCTACCGCCCCTGCTATCCAAAAGCAGTTGTCCATCACCGAACAAAAAGAGCTTGATGCCGTCATGGCCGAGGTCACACGTCTCGCCCATACGCCAGAGTTTCACGACAAGGAGGTGGAGTACATCGTTTGGAAGAACCAAGCTGCCTTGAGCAAAATGGTCTCTCCCAAGAAGCCCTCATTCGAGAGCGGCAACAGCCGCGCTGAAGCCGAAGCAGAAGCTTCCATTGACTTCTCATCCGGCAAGGTAACGCCCGAACAAGTTGCTAGTGCAATTCGGGCGCCTAAGCAGAGCTACGACATACGCAGAGTCCAGAAATAGGACGACGTAGGCAGGCTCTAAGCCCGCTTATATGAACACATTTAGTTACAAACAGGTCTGGACTGACGACTTCCAGAAGGCGAACTGGGCAATGCCGATCTACCCGGTCATTGCCGACTTGCAGTTTTCTGCAGGCCTCCAAATAGGCGACACCGTAAACCGCCGCTATCGCTCAAATCCGATCTTCGCCAAAACGCTTGGCTCTGACGGCTCTTACAGTCCACAAAACTACGGCGAAGCAAACCAGACCTTTACTATCAGCAAGCAGAAAGAAGCATCGGTACGCATCGTCAACACCGAAGTACTGCACACCGACCTTCCTACAACGAAGTCGTATGGCGCGCAGCTTAGCAACGCGATCTACAACGAAATCGACGCAGATACCCTGCTCGCCGGCATAACCAGCGCCGGTCAGACTATCGATGACAGCACCTTCGGAGGTACGTCAGGCAACGCTCTTTCCGTTTCCATCGCGAACATTGCCAACATTCCGGTTATCGCCATGGAGAAGTACATGGGCGCTAACGTGGTCTACAACACGAACATGAAGTTCGGAAAAATCGCGTATGAAGATTACGGCGGCATGCTCACTTGGGTAATTCCGCCTCAGGTGTGGACAGTTATCGAGACGTACATGATCGCCCGCGTCACGGTGAACGGCGATGCGGTGGTCACTAACGGCTTCTCCGGCACGTTCGGCAAGTTCAACCTGTTCGTATCGAATAACCTTCCGTTCAACGCCACTCTTGCATTGGCAACTAACCCCACTGACGGTGACACCATCACCATCAAGGGCGTTACTTTGACCTTCAAGAGCACTGTTGACGCTGGTACCACCCACGGCCAGGTGAAGATCGCCTCGACCGCCGCCCTTACCAACACCAACCTTGCAGCCTTCCTCAACGCGCCGACCACGACCGTGGCCGACAGCACGAACGCCGGCTACAACGGTTTCACCTCGGCTGACACCCTCACGGAGAATGGCTACACCATTCTCAAGAGCGATGCTTTGCATGGCCTCACCGCTACTGCAGCTGCAACCTCGACCGCCATCGTGATGAAGGGAGTCGGCAAACAGACCGTATCGGTAAGCATGACCGCGACTGCTAACACCTGGACCGGTGCGAAACAGTTCGTCAGCTCATTGTTCGCAATCGCCAAGAACATCTCGCTGGCCGTTCGCAAAGATCCCGAACTCTACGACAATCCCGTTTCGAACTCGATTGCACGCGACCACGTAATGTGGACCGTGTACGACAACAAGGTGTTCAACGATCAGGCCCGCGCGCTAATCACGCTTAAGGTCCGCTCTGACGACACCGGCTTCGCTGCTTACTCGCCAGTACACGCTTAACCTGACGGCTTATGACCCAGAAAATCTATAACATCGTCATAGCACTGGGACTTGTCGTTGCGCTCGGCATCCAGATTGTCCCGGTAGGCGCTCTCTTCGGCGCTTCGCCAACCGGCTCGTACGACAGCCTTGTCAAATGGTTCGGCAACATCGTTTACTTCGGCACCACTCAGCAAATGAGCGTCAGCACCACGGGCAACGTGATTACCAGCGGCACGGTCAACTCTGGCCTTATCGCGGTAAGCTCAACCACCCCCTCGTCTCTCGGAGACGTCGTGGTAGACAGCTCGGCAACGACAACCATCTTTGCGGCTTCCAGTGGCACGTTGAAAGGCGCTTGTCTCCAGTTGGAAAATTCTTCGGGAGTACTTACCCGCGCCTATGTTGGCGCAGCCGGTAACGCATTCATCGTCGAAGCAGGCTCGTGTAAATAATTATCAGCGTTTCTTGGTTCTCTCAGCCGCTTTGCGGCGGCTGGGCAGAACCCGGAAGCAACAACACACTTATGAAATTCATATCTTCAATTGCTCTGTTCTCACTTGCCGCGGCTATCGGCTTTCTCGGCTACGTCGCAGCGGTGCATCAGCCCGCCCAACAGCGCGCCGGCAGCTCTGATATCGTAATCCTGCCCGCCTTTCCGACCATGACCCTCTTGGGCGTCGGCACCTCAGACGGCCTCGTTGTTGCTTCCAGCTCGGGCCGCATGCGGCTTGAGATCACCAACCTCTCAGGAGCGACCACAACCGCACAGGCTTTGTACTGCAACACAGGCGACCGCCCAGCAGTCAAATACACTGGCATCGTCATACAAGCGAGCAGCACCAAAGTGTTTGACTTCGGGAATCTCCCGCGCGGCGCGGTGCACTGCATTTATCCGGTATCGGCCGCCACGGTCACCGTAGCTGATTGGTAAAACTATGCCCCGGCCAATGAACCCAACAGAAGAGCAGACCTACCGCGAGGGTATCAAAAGCGACCTCTTGGATATTAAAGCGGACCAGCAGGAAATAAAGACGATGGTGCGCTACACCAACGGCAAGGTTCGAAAAATCATCATCGCTTTGGTCCTTATGGGCGGCATCGTCTTGGGCAACACCCTTTCCTTCAAGGAAATGGCACCGATCCTGCTGCACATGCTCGTGGGGTAGCGTTACAAAGCGCCCCTCTCGCCTACTGTTAGGGCATGCAAGTGCAGCCTTCTCTCATCAGTCCCGCTGAGAATTTCGACCTTTTCTATTTCCTGCGGAATCCGACGGACAACACGACCTACTACGTGCAGGCCGTCATTTACGACTTGCGCACCGGCGAGGTGCTGCTGACCACGCCGCTGGACCAAACGGCGACCAACGCGCACCTTTTTGTTAAAACCGTGCAGGCACCGCCCGACAGCCGCAGCATCGGACGCAATATCGTGGCGATTGCCAGCGTCTACACGGACAGCACCTACGCGACCAAGAGCGACGCCTACGAGGAGCAGGAACAGTACTTTTTGATAAAGGCGCAGCTGCCGAACGCGGGAGCCGTAGGCGTCGATTACCCCGGCCTGCGCGCCATGATGGAGGAAGTGGTTGCCAAGGCCATGGCCGACAACGCGCCCAAGGAGACGGAGCCGCCACCTATGCCGTTCGATGCCCTTTTTGGCACCCTTGGTGCGCTACAGCGTGAGATAAACCGGATACCGAAGGAAGCGCCGGAAACCGACCTTGCGCCCATCCAGAGCGCATTGAGCGACATTAGGGCCGCTATTGCCGCCCTACCCGCGCCGACCCCCGCAACCGACCTTTCGCATATTCATGACGCCCTGACGCAGCTGGAAATAACCGTCAGCGACGGCATCAAAACTGACATCGACAGCACGAAGTATCTTGAAGGCGTGGTCGGCGAGAAAATCCTGACCCTCAGCCGCGAGCTGCGCGCCGCCTTGGTGCAGGAAGTGCATGCGGCGCAGCCAGTCATAAATATCAGCAAAGGACCAAGCGCCAACCAGCCGACCCCTTCGCCCCTCGATCTAAGCCACCTCACCGGATAATATGAAATGGCTACTCCCTACAATTTTTTTGCTCTTAGCCTCGACTGCCTCAGCGCAGGGTATTAGCCAGCTCCAGCAGTTTACGAGCACCACCAGCCCCTCGAGCGCGATCACTCAAAGCGTTTGGGGCAAGGCCTTCCGCCTCACCGGCCAAGCAGCCGGCTGCGCGCAATTTAGCGCTAATGGGACGCTGACCTCGACCGGAACGAACTGCGGCAGCGGCGGCGGTAGCGGCTCGGCCAGCACGACGCTCTTAGCCGATACGAACACGTGGAGCGGCAACAACACTTTTAATAACACCATCACCGGAAGCATTACCGGCAACGCTGGCACCGTAACGAACGGCGTCTATACGACGACCTTCAACAGCCTGTCTGACGCACGTTTTATAATCGACCTTGCGGCTACCTCTTCCGTCAAATCCATCACGACCCTACCGAGCCTTTCCCTTCCCTACTCCCAGCTCACCGGCACTCCGACCATCGCCTCTTCAACGCTGCTTTCCGACAGCAACACCTTCAGTGGCACGCTCAATGCGTTCAGCAACACCATCAAAATTGCATCATTAAGCGGCGTATTGAAGGGCACAAGTGGAACGGTAGGCGCCGCTTCCAACGGCACTGACTACACCCTCATAACCGCAAAATCCTGCAACGCGGGAGACTTTGTGCTGTCAGTCACGGCGGCGGGAGTGTTCACTTGCGGCACGCCCGCAGGCACGACCTACACCGGCACGTTCCCTATCAGCGTATCCGGTAGCGTCATATCTTCTTCGTTTAGTACTACCAGCAACAGCGGCATGTCGGCCGGAAGCCTTTACGTCGGTTCTGGGGGCATATTCCAGACCGCCGCGTCATCTTCGATATTTGGCTTCACTCCGGTCAGCCCTACTCGCGCTATAAACACCACCTTCCCACTTCAGGGCGGCGGCGACCTTTCGGCAGACCGCACGCTGACAAATGCGTTCAGCACTACGACCAACACCGGCATGAGCGCGGGGAATGTTTACGTCGGCTCTGGCGGCATTTTTCAGACCGCCGCTTCGTCCTCGATATTCGGCTATACGCCACTGAACCCGACCCGCGCACTCACCATCAACGGAACGGCCAACCAGGTATCGTCAAGCGCAGGCTCGCAGGAT